CGTGTACGTATTACGCTGCGTCGATTGCGGGTGCGAATTTCGGTTCTCGCCTTTGCTATATTTTAATTTAAAAGATAAGGTTATAATGAATAGTGACGATGGTAGTTTATCTTTTCTAAATATAGAACCAAATACGGATTGTAAATATTTTAATTGTAGCGAAATCACTCAGCAAAAATTAATAAATTTAAGTTTTTGGATTATTGACTATATTGATAACATTAAGACCAAATTTGGAACAAATAGATATTTAGTTAAAATAAAATTTGATCTAAATGATTCTAATGAAAATGCTAAAAAGTTTTTTACTAATTCAAAAGATATAAAATATATATTAGAAAAAATTAAAGATCTGAATGCTTTCCCTAGAAAAGTAGTAATGAAAGTTTCTGGAAATAGATATTATTTCGAGTAAACTATTTTAAGGTTGTTTATTCTAGTATGTGAACTTCAGTGGTAATGCGAATAACAGTGCTAATGCAGGTTTCAGTTATACGAATACGAATAACACTGCATCGAATACGAATACGAATATCAGTTCTCACCTATGCTGTAAAAATAGAATAAAGACCGTACCTCTTGGTAAAAAATAAAAATAAATTTTAAATGGTGTTGGTAATAGTTATATGAAGATTCCATATTAAAACAGCAAAAAATGAAAAAAATTAATAACTTATATGATCAAATATGTTCTCTAGATAATCTAAGATTGGCCGATAAAAATGCTAGACTTGGTAAGACACATTCAAAAGGAGTATTAATACATGATAAAAATAAAGAAGTAAATATATTAAAATTACATAATAGTTTAATTAATAATGTATATAAAACTAGTAAGTATGACATATTTAAGATATACGAACCAAAAGAACGTGAAATCTACAGATTACCGTATTATCCAGATAGGATAATGCATCATGCTATTATGAATATTTTAGAACCAATTTGGGTATCTATTTTTACCAAAGATACGTATAGTTGTATAAAGAATAGAGGAATACATAAATTATTATATCAATTAAAGAATGATTTAAAAATGGATTTTAATAATACACAATATTGTTTAAAAATAGATATTAAAAAATTTTATCCAAGTATTGATCGTGACGTATTAAAGTTAATTATAAGAAAGAAGATAAAGGATCAACAATTATTAAAATTGTTAGATGAAATTATAGATTCTGCAAAAGGAGTTCCAATAGGAAATTACTTATCCCAATATTTTGCAAATCTTTACTTAGCATATTTCGATCATTGGATTAAAGAAGTAAAACATATAAAATATTATTATAGATACGCGGATGATATGGTATTTCTGTCAAATAATAAAACAGAACTAAGAGAACTTCTAAATGATATTAATCTATATTTAAAACAATTAAAATTAAAGTTAAAACCAAATTATCAAATATTTTCAGTAGATATAAGAGGAATTGATTTCGTAGGTTATGTGTTTAGACACGACTATATATTATTGCGCAAAAGTATAAAGAAAAATATGTGTCGTAAAGCAGATAAATATACAAATTCTTATAATAATTATGTAGAATCACTTGCTTCTTATTGGAGTTGGGCAAAACATTGTAACAGTAAACATTTATTAAATAAATTAAAATATGAAATCAAATAGTAACATTAAACCAGAGACAATTGAAGCAATTGGAAATGGAAATTATTTCTTTAATTATAATATTGAGGAAATAGAAAAGGAAGATGGTATATCTTATAATTACTTACAAATAGAAACAAAAGGATATCCTACATATGATTCTATTGTTTCCACAATAATAAAAGAAAACTTTAGTTATGATTTTCGTGAAGCTGCTATTAGAAAGGGAATATCAAATCCTAATGATGAAGATTTTATAAGATTTAATACCTTTGCGGAAAATACTAAGTCGATGATAAAATCTTTGTTAAAATAATTAATATGGCAGATATAAACGAACTGGTACCATTAATATTTAAATGGGAAGGTAATTGGTCAGATAATAAGAATGATAAAGGTGGTGCTACTAATATGGGCATCACTTTATCAACTTGGAAATCTCAAGGTTATGATAAAGACGGAGATGGTGATATTGATATCAACGATTTAAAACTAGTAACTAAACAAGATGTAGTTAATCTATTAAAAAGAGGTTATTGGAATAGATGGAAAGCTGATCAAATTGACAATCAATCTATTGCTAATCTATTAGTAGATTGGGTATGGAACTCTGGAATATGGGGTATTAAAATACCACAGAGTATACTAAAAGTAACTGTTGATGGCGTAGTTGGTCCAAAGACAATTAATACTATTAATAAGTCTAATCAAGAACAATTATTTAACAAACTAAAACAAGCTAGAATGCAATTCTTTATTAATATTGCACGTAATGATAAATCACAGTTGATGTTTCTGAAAGGCTGGCTTAATAGATTAAATGATTTTAAATTCGTTCCAACTGATAAACAGTAATAAGATGAAGAAAGTGTTGTTATGGATAGCAAAGATCTTTAAAATAGATCTTACTAAAGAAATAGTTATTACTAAAATAAATACCGTATATGTATCTTTGGATAAAGAAATTAATCATGATGTAATAATTAATGGTAATCTTATAGTAGAAGGTACATTAACTGTATCTAAAGAGATTACTTGTCACAATATAAATAAAACTAAATAATATGGCATTAGGAACAACAAATATAAGTACCACCTTAGTAGCTAATACAATTGGTGTTGGTAGTAATGATGTTGGTACTTTGTGTACCTCCGATAAAATAAATAAATGGAGTAAATGGAAACCTATTAGGTATAACACGTTAACAGGTATTACATTACCACAGTTAACGTCGGTACTGTATGATTTGACTATACCATCTTACACGTCATTATCATCAATAATTACAGCAATTAATACTGGTATAACTTGGGAATATGCAAAACCGCAAGGAGGTGATAGTTTAGAATATTATAGAATTGGTGATTTTAGAAATTATGAGCATACTGCAGTAAAACCATTTAGTGATTTTATATGTCCAACCATTGGTTTTAACAATAGCCCATCATCTACAATTAGCGCAACTTTGATATTTACGCAAGATGGAGGCACTTATGAAATAGGACTTAACGATTTAATAGGAATAAAAGATTGTTATTTTGCAATATACATGATTCGTACTGATGGAAATACATTAAGTTCAAGATTACTTACTGCAGAAAATACAGTTGGTAGTGGTGATGCTGATATTACTATTTCAATTCATGGAATGAGTCTTTCTGATTATTATGTGTATCCTTTTTTATGCAATATTAAAAATACCGATCCATCTATTATGCCTAGTGGATTTACATTGTATGGTCTTGATGGGTTAACTAGATCTATTCTAACAATTAAAGATACTCCATTGGATATAACAATTGAAGCAGCATGGCACAATGATACACATGATAGCAATCAAATTGATTATACTGTAACAATATATAATAATTCAGGAAGTTCAATAGATTTGCAAACTTGTTATACTACGTTACGTTTTGCTAATAAGGCTTTTGCAGATCCAATCGTTCAAGGTGAAACTCAAACGCCTAGAGGCACATTAAATATACCTGCTAATGGACAATATAGTTTTTCAGATAATGATACTGCTTATTTTAATGATTCTCCAAATGGATTTACACTATGGTTTAGCTCTACTGCACCTTATTCAATTGTAACATCTACTATGGTTGCAGAAGTAATAATAGAATAAAATTGTATTTATGAATCATTTAATTATAAATAATTTAAAAATATGCAAAAACTTAAAAAAGGTATTATAAAAACCTTAAATATAATCTTAGCTACAATTGATACTACAAAGTTAAAATCTGAAGTAAGAATAGCATTAGTACGCAATTACATTATTACTAAAACAATAGCGAATGAACTTTCTACTTTAGAAGAAGAAACTGTTAAGAAGATTATTACAGATGAATTTAAAGAATTACAGTCAAAAGAAAATAAAACAGAACAAGATACTATACATTTAAATGAGTTGTCTAATCAGATAAATAAAGAATATATTGATATCTTAAGTTCAAGTTTAAATGAAGAAGTTGATATAGATTTAAAGACGATGTCAGAAGATGATTTTGATAAATTGATTGGTGAGATAACAGATCTAAAACCAAATCAGTTTGATTTAATTCATGAAGTGTTAGTTAAATAAGAATTAAACGCTATATTCTAATAAATTAATTGTTATAATCAATATAACAAGTTAATTATTGTTAAATTTATAACGTTGTCTAATTTATAACATTCTTTCATAACTATCAAAATCTAACTATGAATTTAATAACTATATTTGAAATGATCAACAAATATACAAATGTAATAGGCAAGTGGCTATTCTCAATAGCTGGAGGAATATTGGCTATCTTTGAGCCAATACAGGCCTTTATTTTTGTATGTGGACTCGCTATTATTGGAGATTTATATACTTCAGTTAAACTAGGCATAAGAATAAGTAAACAATATCCTGATAAAGCTAGTGGCAAAATACAAAGTTCTAAATTAGGGCAGTCTATGACCACTTTACTAAAAGTATTATTTGCACTATACTTTGCATGGCAAGTTGATGTATGTATACTCTGTGATACGGCATTATATGCTACAAAAGTAACAGCTGGTATATTTTGTTTTTCACAGATCTGGTCAATGCTTGAAAATGAATCATCTTTCTCAAATAAAAAATGGGCTAGAATTCTACAAAAAATAATGATTGACAAAACAATTCGTCATTTAGATCTGGCAGTGGATACTTTTGACATATTAATAAACCATAAAAATGATAATAAACATACTAAGTGTATTAGGTATAATAAAAAACGTTTATAGATTTATTAAAAATCATTTTAATTACTTCTTAATAGGATTATTAATTCTATTAGGAAGTATTATCTATTTACAAAAAGGTACTATAAAAAGGCAGGATACTGAGATTGGCTCATTAAATAATAATTTAATTGAGTATGCAAGTTCCGTTAATGGATTAAGTACTGAGAAACGTGTACTACAGTTAAAATTAAGCGATTTAAGCAACTCTAGAGATAAAGATATACAAACTATCGATTCTTTGGCAAAAGCGCTTAAAATCGCTCCTAAGACCATCCATAGCGTTACACACATAGAAACATTAGTACATGATACTATATCTGGAGTAATAACACAGGATTCTACATCATGTGACTTTAGAAAAGTACTTGACTATAATAAAGAAACTAAAATAGAAGTAATTAAAAAAGACTCTCTATTAACTGTTATCCCAACTATTACTAATTCTAGTGATCTATTTGTAATAAGTAAACGAGTATATCGAAATAAAAGATCAAACTGGTTTAGTAGACTTATTCACTGGGATTGGAAAAAGGATAACGTAAAGAAATATGAACTACATAACTCTAATGATATAATTCAAGTAAAGAATATAAAGGTTATTGAAGTAGAACAATAAAATATAACAACATGACATTTAACTCATTAAATACTATTATTGACGATATTATGCTTGAGTTACGTAATAGTAACATAAGTGAGTCAGAACAGTTAAGTCGTATTCAGGTAGAACAGTGGATACACAATTATCGTGCAATGTTAATTAAACAAGACATTGATAGAGGTAGAGATATTAATCCAGCATATGTTCAAACTAAAACAATAACATTAGAAGGTACATCTAGTCCTTATACGAGTACTACTCAATTACCTAAGACACTTGATTTTCATTTTAAATCAGGTATCGTTAGTGTTAGAGATAATATTGGTAGATTAATACAATTGGGTTCTAGATTAAAGGCTGAATTACAACCTATTAGACAATATGCAATATACGATCCTATCGCTTATCTACAAGATAACTATCTAAAGATCGCAGACAATAGTAC